ATATAATCACCTACGGTATCGTCTGTTATTTTTGGAGTATTAACTATAATATCTTTTGATGTATTATTTGAAGTATCTTTTAATTCGGATATAATATCATTAATATCAGAATCATCTATTGAATTATTATCCATTGTAGTAAATATTTACTGATATGGTTACAATTTCAATAACAGGATACGGAAATTTCGAGATTCCAGCAGAAAAATTACAAGAATTATTATCTTGGTTAGCTAGAAATAGCGGAATCAGAACACAAACTAACGAACAAGCTAGAATACCCGCACAATTTCAAGGAAGAGACTTGATACAAGGTTAAAAATATGATATAGTTGGGTCATGAATCATTATAATGACCTTTGGTGCGAAAAATATAGACCAAAAACAATATCAGACATCGTTCTTTCTGAAGATTCTAGAGAACATCTGAAAAATATTTCAGATGATATACCACATTTGCTTTTTTATGGTAAAGCCGGAACCGGAAAAACTACAACAGCTAAAGTTTTAATCAATGATGTATTAAAATGCCAATATTTATATATTAATGCTAGTGATGAATCCGGTATTGATACTATAAGAAATAAAGTTATCACATTTGCACAAACAAGATCATTCGACGGCCAAAAAAAGGTTATTTTATTGGATGAATGTGACGGATTAAGCGGTTCAGCTATGAGAATTCTTCGAAATGTGATGGAAGAATTCTCAGCATCTACAAGGTTTATACTAACCGCTAACTATTTTAATAAGATTATAGAACCTATTAGATCAAGGTGTGTAATTTTTAACTTAAAACCCGATTTAAAAGGATCATTGCAAAGATGTATACATATACTGAAAGCTGAGAATGTAGATTTTCAGGAAAATTTATCACAATTAGCGTCATTTGTGAAAGATAGATACCCTGATATGAGAAGAATGGTTAACGATCTTCAGAAATTTTCTATATCTGGAAAATTATGTTTGGAAGATTTAAATATATCCGAATCATTTTCTGATAATTTGCTTAAAAAGATGTTTTCCAAAGAAAATGTATTAGATTTACGTAAATTTATAATAGACTGTGAAAATGAATTTGATTCAGATTATCAACTTCTATACAAATCTCTTTTTGATTCGTTGTACGGTTCAAATATTAACGAAATTAAAAAGAAAACTTTATTATTAGAATTAGGAGAGTATACTTATCGTGATAATTTTGTAGTAGATCACGAAATAAACTTCTTTTGTTTTCTTTTATCAGCCGAAAATATTATTAAATCTTAGTATTTTGTGTAGGCAATGATCTGTTTGTCGGAGAATTACCTAATCCAGCAAAATCTTTATCATTTACTGGCGTTGGTTTTCCTCTTTCTGAATCATTAAAAGAATAATTTGTTTTAGGTGCTAAAATTGGCGGTAAACTGTTACCCCAATCACAAATTTCTATATGTTTAACATCGGTAGAAGGAATCATAAATTTATACATAGCATTATCCTTTTCTGCCGCTGAAATTGCTCCATATTCTATACCCGTTGAATTAATATCATTTGCACTTTTACTATTCGGACCTGTTACTTCTCTAGTGTCTGTTTTAATTTTAAAAAAATGTTGACACTTTTCATACATTCTACCGTTTAATTCTTTAAGAGCTTCGATTTGACTTTGATCCATTACCGAAGCAGCTTCAGATTTTGTAAAAAAGCTAGGTTTTAGTCTAAAACATACTCCTATTTTTATACCATTAGAATACATAGCAGAATCTATAGCATTTTCTTCATTTATAACATTTAAATCACCCAAAGCTTTTTCGTAAACAAGGTCAAACTTATTAAATTTTTTCATCTCTTAATTACTTACTCCAACTTTAATTCTTTTTAGATAATTATTTTAAATGGCAACTATACGTTTAGATAATATAACAAAACCTCGGCAAATAGGATTGGATCGTAAAGAATACGATAAATTATTATTCCCAGAGGAAAAACCAGTATACACCGATCTTCATTTAGACTTAAAACTAAAAACAATAATCAATGATAATGTTTTAGTTCAAGCTGGTGATTTGGAAGTAGATGAAAACGTAAATGCCATAAAAAATTCTATAAAAAATATATTTACAACAAAAAAAGGGCAAAAAATATATGATCCTGAGTTTGGGGCATCCTTAGAACAACATTTATTTGAAAGAGTCGATGAATTTTATGCAAGATTGATAGGCGAAGAAATATTAAGAAATATAGGGGAATATGAACCAAGAATCGAAATATTAAAAATATCGGTTTTACCTATACCGGATGAAAACGAATATAGAATTTCTATTTATTATACTCTTTTAAAGATTAAAAAACAACAAATGTTGGAATTAAGGATACTAAATAATGGTCAAATTTTTTTATAAAGGTTAAATAGTTATATGGATTTAATTGAAAAAAGTTATATTAATAAAGATTCGTATTTAACATTCGATGGCAAAAGTATAAGAGATGTAATTATAGATCGTTTAAACAAAGAAGGTATTTTTACAGATCAAAATTATCAAGGTTCTAATTTATCGGCGTTTATTGATGTTATTTCTTATTGTTTTTCGACTCTTTTATATTATTTAAATAAAACGTCATCTGAAAGCATGTTTTCCGAAGCGCAATTGTACGAAAACATGAACAGAATTATTAAAATATTAAATTATAAACCAATCGGCAAATTATCACAAACGGTTACATATGATTTAACGGTTAATAATCTAAATGCGGGGAGTTATACTATACCAAGATATTCTTATCTAAGAATAGGCGATTTAAATTTTTCATTTCCAAGTGATATTTCATTTTCTAAATTTTTAAATGGAAACGAAACTATAGATGATTTGAAAAACAAAAATTTATTAAAGGAAGGGAAGTTTGTAGAAACACCTATATATAAAGCAAACGGTATAAACAATGAAATAGTATTCCTTTCAACATCAGACGCTATATCTATAGATCATTTTGAAATACATGTTTATATTAAACGAGAAAATAGTTTAGTTTGGGAAGTATGGAATAGAGTTGATGATTTATTTATGAGTAAAACTAACGACGAAGTTTACGAAGTTAGATATAATCAAAATAAAAATTACGAAATAAAATTTGGTGATGATATAAACGGATCAAAATTAAACAGAAATGATGAAGTTTTAATTTATTATTTACAAATTAATCCTACTAGTACAACAATAGGACCGAATGGATTAGCAATATCAAAAATAATCCCTTTCAATTCTATAAATTTCGATAAAATTTTAATTGATACAAAATCCGAATTGGGGCAATATTTAACATCTCAAAACATATTTAATTTGGTTGTTAATAATGAATTTAGTTCGTCTGCCCCACAAATAGAAGAAACCGTAGATCAAATTCGTGAAAAAGCTCCAAAATTTTTTAGACTTCAAAATAGATTAATAACTTCTAATGATTTTGAAACTTATATAGAAACAAATTTTTCAAATATTATAGCCGATGCAAGGGTTATAAATAATGAAGAATACCTTAAAACTTATATAAAATATTTGTATAATATTGGTTTAAAAACACCACAATTAGAAGACAGCGTTCTATTAAATCAAATAAATTTCGGAACTAGTTGCAATTTTAACAATATATATGTTTATACTATACCTAAAAGCGATGATATTGTATATTTAACAGAACCTCAAAAAGAATTAATAAATGTAAAATTAAAAGATTTAAAACCACTAACATCAAATATTGTTTTAATCGATCCTATATATATGTTTATAGATTTTTATCTGTCGATAGGACAAGTCAATCAAAACGATATAGCAAATACAAAATTATATGTTTATAAAAAAAGCAATAATAAAAGATCCTCTTCTGCTATATTATTTGATATAGAAGACATTTTTAATAAATTTTTTACGAAATCTGCAAATAAAATAGGACAAGAAATTGATTTATATAAATTAAATGCTGAAATATTACAAATAGACGGTATCGATTATATAACAACAAAACGAGAAGATACCGGAACCGAATTAGAAGGGATATCTATATTGTGTTGGAATTCCATATATCCAGAATTGGACTCAAACGTATATAGTCAAAATTTTATATTGGAAGATTTCCAATATCCAATATTCAACAATCTATCAAATATTAAAAATAGAATAAATATAGTAGAAGATTTATCAATTATAACATCTAGTGGGTTTTAATATATATGGGTAGAATAATTACAGATTTACAATTATTAAATAATTTTGCATATGATGTTAACGAATATGTAACAAATAATAATATAGGAAATACTATAGAAAACGCCAACAGAGGAAACAAACTTTCTGATTATGTTGGGCAAAGTTATTTTTGGGGTACTAACAATAAATTTGTAACAGTAACATCAGTAGATTCAGATCCAAATATTTTAGGGTCTTTTAAATCTTATACATATGGTTATTCTTTTTTAAATAACGATTGGATAATAAGAAGAAACAACATTACCGGAACGTGGACTCTTGTTTCTTATATGTACGGCGGGTCCAAACCAAATGAAAATATAGCTTTTAGTAAAACAACTATAAATTCTTTGGTTTGGGGTGAATGTATTTTTTTACCATGGTCAAGTTTATTATTAAACGATTTACAATATAACACAGCATCAAATATTTTATTAATATCTCAAACCAATTGTAATAATATTACACTAACGCCAACAAATACTCCCACACCTACAAACACTCCTACACCCACATCTACAGCAACGACAACCCCCATACCAACAAATACACCAACCATTACACCCACCCCAACAATAACACCGTCTCCAACACCAACTCGCACTCCTACTAATACACCAACCAGAACACCAACAA